GGCCCTCAGGGTATTCCTGGTATTCCAGGACTAACTGGCCCGACAGGCTCTCAAGGTGCTACTGGAGTTACTGGCCCTTCCGGAGGCCCACCAGGTCCAACTGGTGCAACCGGTCCAACCGGTCCAGCTGGAGGCCCACCAGGTCCAACCGGTGCAACCGGTCCAGCTGGAGGGCCAACAGGACTAACTGGCCCAACTGGCCCAACTGGTCCAACTGGAATTCAAGGTATTCAAGGGGTACAGGGTACTCAGGGAATTCCGGGTCCAACTGGTCCACAAGGGATCCAAGGAGTTCAAGGAATCCAAGGGATTCCTGGCATTCCAGGTCCTATGGGCCCAACAGGACTAACTGGTCCAACTGGACTTCAAGGTGTTCAAGGGATTCAGGGAAATCCAGGTCCAACCGGTCCCTTTGGCCCGACTGGCCCGGCCGGGCTTCAAGGTATTCAAGGCTTACAGGGTATTCAAGGTATTCCAGGTCCAACCGGACCTCAAGGAATCCAAGGTCCAACTGGACCTGCTAGCACACTTTCCACAAAGGCAATTCTTTTTGGGGGTACTAATGCAGGATTTCAACGTGTATCTGGATCACCAGGTGCAGATTCTCAAGACATTCCTTATGTAACTGGCGGAGCTGGTAGTGTTGTAGCTCTTTCTGCTTCTATAAGTATTAATAATTTACCAATAGGAGTATATACAATACAAGTCTGTAAAAATGTTCCTATTAATCTTGCTACGCCGGGGCCTGGCCAAGTAATATCTACAATTATTTTTACAACTACAGCAGTGATTAGTGGGACTATTATACTGACTATTAATGCTTCTGATATTGGTGCACAACCTGTAAAAGTATTTAATCCTAATTTAGTTATAGCACCTGCTACAGTTGCTTGGAGTAGTACAATACCTGGTGACATAGTTGCAAGAGGTGATGCAATATCACTTTTTATAACGCCAGGTATTACGCAAAATGCTGTGTATACAATATTCCTTCATACAGGATTTTAAAGTTTATTTTATATGAATTTAAGCCCTTTAAATGGAAATGAAAAATTAAGTAACTTTAAAAAATGAGATATGTATCGGAGTCTTTTTATGTACAAAAGAATAAGAGATTTCTTCTGAACATCTAAAAGGAATCTCTTATTCGTAATCGGTAAATTAGGTTTTAGAAAAACGAAAAGATTTTGTATGAAAAATAAATAAAAGAATCCGTTCGTTACAAACGGATTCTTCCCACAAGGTCTGCAAGAAACTCAAGGTAACTGGACCAGAGCACCATATAGAATTTCTTGTGATATTAATGTATTCAAGGAAGTCTAAAACGTTAATAGTAATTAAATAAAATTCTTATTTGAATCGAAAAGAGCACCATTAGGGCATATGGCGCTCTTTGACCAAGAACTATATTGTGTATTTCTTATAGCTCATATAAGTATATGGAAGTTGAAAATAAAGAGTGAATACATTTGAAACAAAATCCTTAATTGGCAGAAAGGGAGTCGAAAGAATGAAAACATTTAATGTGACTTTCACAGAATTAAAAATATATGAGGCTGTTGTTGAAGTTGAGTCAAAAGAAAAGGTTATCGATGTGATTAAACACTTAAAATGAACTGAAGATGATTTAGTAGACAAAGGGGTCATCATAAATGAAGTCAGTGAGATAAATGTTAATGAAGAACAAAAGTTCGAATAAATTGACTTCTCAGATTGTTCATTCTGAGGCAGAAAAAACATGTTAAAAGAGCTATTTTGAATCGTCAAAAGGAAATCGATAAAGAACGGACTGCTGCAGCTTGGAGAAATATTTTTGTAAAATCAGGAATCATAAAATAAAAAGAGGAAAAGCAACTCGTTGGGGACAAGTCACTTTTCCAGATGGCAATGTAAATCCATTATAGCAAAACATATGTACAAGTTGTAGGAATAAACAACGATACATTTTAACAACTATCGACAATCGGAAAATGTGGTTGTTGATCTGGGAATATGAAAGTAGGTGAATCATCATTTGTTTAACTGGCTGAGAGATTACCAAAAGTTAGAAGAGAACATAGCCTATCTGGAATACAACTTAGATAAAACGAAAGCTGAATTAAGACGCTGGGTTAATGGTGATTTAAGAGAGGTACGTTTAACAGCAGAATCTGAAGGTGCGAAAGTTGAAAATCGCATTGAAGCGATTGAATACGAATTAGCACATAAGATGAACGATATGTATAAATTGGAAAAGTTAATTAGTAAATTTAGAGGATTAGAAAATAAGATACTTAAATTGAAATATGTGGATGGTATGACGTTAGAAGAAATAGCAGAGGTAGTAAATTATAGTTCCAGTCATATCAAAAAGAAACATGCTGAACTTGTTCGACTAATTAAGTTCGTTGAGCGAGAGGGTATCATTTAGGTTCACTCCTAAAATGAATCGAAACGGTTGAAAAAGTGATGTATATTGATAGCATACAATTTTAGCAGAAGGGCAACTGGTGCACGGTTGCTCTTTTTAGTTTTGGAGGTTATTAGGTGATGAATGTACAAGAGTTGTCGATGCGATTAGAAAATCTAGAACATAAAGTGCTTCAGGTAGAAACGAAGGCAGATGCATTAAAACAAGCCTCTATACAAAAAGGCGATAAAGTAAAAGTGGTGTATCCGCATTTAGGGATACAAGGCGAGTACTTAGTGAATAAAATTGATAACGGTGTGATGGAATTGGTAGCAGAAGAAACAATGAAAAAGATTCAGGAGTGATTAGAATTGAAGAAACTATCTAAACAAGAACTAGCAGCTGTAATGACACATTGTATTTCAACGCTTGGTGAGAAAATGGTTAATGAGCATATTGATCCCCAGAAGTTAGCGCAAGCAAGTGCAATCCATAATGATCTCTTTGATAATACAACTCCTAAAGAACGTAGAGAAGCGACGATCAGTTTACTGGGGAAAGCGATTGATGAGTTTTTAGAGAGTAAGGAGTGAGGATATGAAAGTTTTTATTGTTTGTGCAGGAACGCTAGGTGAAGCGTTTGCTATGTTCAGTAAAGCTTGTAATGATATGTTCGATCAAATCAAGGAATTCAACGAGTTAGTCAAAGAAGCTTGTATGCATAAGGAAGAGCCACAATTTAAAGAATGCATTAGTTTTCCTTTTAACCCTGTTAAGGTAATGAAATCGCAGGTAATAGATCGTAAGCCTAAATGTATTAGAGCAAGGACGGTATGTTGATATGGGAAAGGAATATTTTAATAAGGCTGTATGTTTAGCTTGCGGTCATCAAGATAGAGTGAATCATCCATCTAAAAAAGAGTATCAGGAAGTAACGGTTTGTCCGGAATGCAACGGTGCTTTTGTAGATGTGTGGAAGTTAGGGAAGTACAAACAATTAAATGGGTCAAAGACTAGCGAAGAACCTTTACTAACAATTACATTAACTGATATAGATGCTATACCAATAGTTAATTACAAGGGTAAACAGACGGATAGAAAGTTACGTGTTGCATTTGATTGGGAGTCACAATCGATGGATAAGATTAATAGGACATATATTCATATTGAACATGTACCAATTGATAATAAGCGTTTCAATACTGAGATCATTCAACATAATCATCCAATTATGGATAAGAGGTGAGAGCAGATGCAAGTCTATTGTTCCAACTGTAATAAAGATTATGATATGCAGCCGCAAGTAACGCAGCTTCCGAATCGAATTGAGAAGTGCTTTTTTACATGTCCTCATTGTAAGCATGAACATGTGGCTGCATATGTGAATGATAAGATTCGTAAGCATCAAGCAGATATAGCAAATTGTCATGAACGGATTAACAAAAAGAATCTTGCTATTGAAGATGAAATGAAACGGTTAAGGAAGAGGTTTGAAAGAACAAAGTGAGAGGTGAAGCGAGTTTGAAAATGCCAGTAACAAAGCATTGGTGCTTAGATAGAAACTGCGGATTTGAAGAGACTTCTCATAAGATACGTGACGGTTGGATATGTCCTTATTGTAACGGGCCAATGACGTTTCAACAGGTGAATAAGAAAAAAGAAAGCGCCAAGTGATGGTGCTTTTTATTTTGGAGGAGGATGAGGGATGGAATCTATAACAAAAATAATTGCTGATTTAGAAAAAAGAGTTAACGATTTACAAAGAGATAAAGAAGGTTTAATTCAAACGTTAAACTGTGTTTCTGCAAGTGTGGAAGGATTAAACAGAAGGGTCAACATGTTAGAAGAAGGATTAGCAACGAAAGCTGATATAACCCATGTTAAATGAAGTATTAAACAATCTGAGGAGGATTCACAAAATGGCTAATAACAAATTAATTGTTGAGGTAACTGCAGATACAACTGAAGCATTAGAAGGAATTAAGGAAGTAACTCAAGCTGCTAATGAATGTGCAGATGCATTAGAAAAGTTGGAAAAAGCGATGAGTAAGTTTAAAGGGGAAGCCGAACCAGTTGAAGTATCGTTTGATATAAAAACAATTGCTCAATCCACACTTGAGCAGACGGCAGACTTTATTAAATTACAAGCAAATAAACTAGATATAAAACGTTCGGATCGGCTTTAATTATTGTAGGCGCTACTCTAAACTATGTAGCGTCTTGTTTGTTGTGAGAAGGTAAGGAGTGAGGAGAGTTGAGAAAGCCACTTAGACCATGCTGTGAATTCCATTGTTATAATCTCACGCGCGAAAGATATTGTGAGGAACATAGATACAAAGAAAAGGAAACACAACAGGATAAAAATAGATACTATGATCGGTTCAAACGAGACAAAGAGAGCATGGCCTTCTATAAATCAAAGGCATGGGAAAGGTTAAGAGAGCAGGCGCTAATGAGAGACAAAGGGTTGTGCCTACATTGTAAGAACAATAGAAAGATTAAAGTTGCAGATATGGTTGACCATATCATTCCAATCAAGGTTGATCCAAGTTTAAAACTCAAATTAGAAAACTTACAATCACTTTGTAATCCATGTCACAACAGAAAAACAGCAGAAGACAAAAAGAAATACGGGTAGGGGCGGGGCGAAAAACATTCAGGGCGGTCTTCCCGTACCGCCGCCCCCTCAACTTCGCAGAAAAATCCGTTTTTGCATATTTTTTTAAGGGGGTGTAATCATGGCTGGAAGAAATAAACAACCACTCTCTGTTATACAGGGAAAAGGTAGATCAAATCACATTACAAAAAGCGAGAAAAACAGAAGAGAAAAACAAGAAGAAGCATTGCGGGGGCATACTGATAAAATTGAAGCTCCTTCTTATTTGACCGCGGCACAAAAAAAGGAATTTGATACTTTAGCCGCTGAATTAGTCAGATTGAAAATTTTCAGTAACTTAGATGTGGACAGTTTAGCGAGGTATGTTGATTCTAAAGACCAGTATATAAAAATGGTTCGTCTGCTAAGAAAAACAAAGCCTTCAGATGATTTTAAATTGTATTCTCAAATGCAAAGAAGCAAGAATCTTTTATTTAATGAATGTCGTTCTTCAGCTAGTGATTTAGGTTTGACCATTACATCCCGCTTAAAATTAGTTATTCCAGAAGCAGATACTTCACAACAAAAGCAAAGTGAAGCGCAAAAGCGTTTTGGTGATCGTATATGAACTGGATAATGGAACGGGTTTTTGCATATTGCGAAGATATTTTAAGCGGCAAAATAAATACTTGTAAAAAACATCGTTGGGCCATCGAACGATTTATAAGGGATTATGAGGAGTGTCAAAGTGAAGACAGTCCTTTTTATTTTGATGGAGAGATAGCAGAGGATTTTTACTGGTTTGCAAAGGAATTTAAGCACGTTGAAGGGGTTTTGGCAGGTGAATCCGTAGAATTAACTGATTTTCAATTGTTTCTAGCGGCTAATATTTTCGGATTCAAAAAGAAAATAAATGGAGCAAGGCGATTTAGAAAGGTTTTTATTCAATTAGCGCGTAAAAATGCTAAATCTCAGTTTCTTGCTATTGTAGCGGCTTTTTGTACATTTCTTGGAGAAGAAAAACAACGTGCTTATATCGCTGGATGGACAAGGGACCAATCATCTGAAGTTTATGAGGCTGTAAAAACAGGGATTAGTTCTAGCGAATTGTTAGAAGGGAAATGGAAAGAAGCTTACAGTACTATTGAAATATTTAAAAATGGTTCAGTTGTCGTTCCGCTTTCAAAAGAAGCTAGAAAAACTGGTGATGGTAAAAACCCGTCTCTTGGAATTGTCGATGAATATCATGCACATGAAACTGATGAAATTTACGATGTTTTATCGTCTGGTATGGTGGCAAGGAAAGANGAGCCGTTAATGTTTATCATAACAACAGCTGGTTTCGACTTATCAAGACCTTGCTATAGAGAGTATGAGTATGTCAGTGATATCTTAGACCCGTCAAAAAGTGTAGAAAACGATGATTATTTCGTTATGATCTGCGAATTGGAAAAGAATGATGATATCAAAGATGAGTCGAATTGGATAAAAGCAAACCCAATCGTAGCAACATATGAAGAAGGTTTGGAAGGTATACGTTCAGATTTGAAGGTTGCTCTTGATAGACCTGAAAAGATGAGGGCCTTTTTAACAAAAAACATGAATATTTGGGTCGATAAAAAGGACAACGGATACATGGATATGTCAAAATGGCAAAAATGCGAAGTAGATAACCTTGATTTTTCAGGTGCAACTCTTTGGATAGGTTGCGACTTATCAATGACAACGGATTTAACAAGTGTTGGTTGGGTTGGAATGGATGATGAAGGTGATTTTATTGTTGGACAACATTCTTTTATGCCTGAAGCGCGTTTGAAAGAAAAGATGGCTACAGATAAAGTGCGTTATGACTTATGGGCTGAACAAGGATATTTGACTTTAACACCTGGTGAAATGGTTGATTATACAATTGTTGAATCTTGGATAGAAAACTTTTCTAAAGACAAAGAAATTCAAGAGTTTGATTATGATAAATGGAATGCATTGCATCTAGCGCAAAATTTAGAGAATAAAGGGTTTGTTTGCGTGGAAATCCCTCAAAGGATAGCTAATTTATCCATTCCAACTAAAACTTTTCGAGAAAAAGTATATGAAAAGAAAGTTAAACATAATGGAGATCCAGTCCTTTTTTGGGCGCTTAATAATGCTGTTATTAAAATGGATGATCAGGAAAACATTATGATTTCGAAAAAAATAAGTAAAAATCGTATTGATCCAGCAGCAGCGGTATTAAATGCGTTTGCTAGGGCTATGTATGGAGCAAGTGTCAGGTTTGATGTATCTGAATTTGCGAATAAAGACTTTCTAGGCAAGTTATGGAACTAGGGAGGGGGTGAACATGTGAAAATAGTGGATTCAGTTAAAAAGCTCTTTACTTTTGAAAAACGTCAAACATCGCAGGTAATAGAGTTAAATAAAGATGATGAAAAATTATTAGAATGGTTAGGGATTTCTCCAAGTGATATTAGCGTTAAAGGAAAAAATGCTTTAAAAGTCGCTACAGTCTTTGCATGTATCAAAATACTATCTGAATCTGTATCAAAGTTACCTTTGAAAATATATCAGGAAGATGAATACGGAATTCAACGCGGGACTAAGCATTATCTCAATAATTTATTGAGACTAAGGCCAAATCCATACATGTCTAGCATGAACTTTTTTGGGGCATTAGAAGCTCAAAAAAATTTATATGGCAATAGCTACGCTAACATAGAATTTGATAGAAAAGGGAAAGTGCAAGCGCTATGGCCAATAGATGCCTCTAAAGTGACAGTGTACATTGATGACGTTGGTTTATTAAATTCCAAAACTAAAATGTGGTATGTGGTAAATACGAATGGACAACAAAGAGTGTTAAAGCCAGAAGAGATTCTGCACTTTAAAAATGGAATAACTCTTGATGGTCTTGTTGGTGTCCCTACAATGGAATATTTAAAGTCCACATTAGAAAATTCAGCTTCAGCTGATAAATTTATAAATAACTTTTACAAACAAGGTTTACAGGTAAAGGGATTAGTTCAATATGTCGGTGATTTAAATGATGATGCGAAGAAGATTTTCCGAGAAAATTTTGAATCAATGTCTAGCGGTCTTCAAAATAGTCATCGTATTGCATTAATGCCAGTAGGATATCAATTTCAGCCTATTTCATTAAATATGTCAGATGCTCAATTTCTTGAAAATACCGAGCTTACTATTAGGCAAATCGCCACTGCATTCGGCATTAAAATGCATCAATTAAACGATTTGAGTAAAGCGACGTTAAATAATATTGAGCAGCAGCAACAACAATTTTATACCGATACATTGCAAGCTACTTTAACGATGTATGAGCAAGAAATGACGTATAAGCTATTTTTAGACAGTGAGTTGGATAAAGGGTTTTATTCGAAATTCAATGTAGACGCTATTTTAAGAGCAGATATCAAAACGAGATATGAAGCTTACAGAACAGGTATTCAAGGCGGTTTCCTTAAACCTAACGAAGCTAGAAGTAAAGAAGATTTACCACCAGAAGTTGGTGGAGATCGTTTACTTGTTAATGGAAATATGTTGCCGATTGATATGGCTGGACAGGCATATTTGAAGGGAGGTGATAATAATGGAGAAGCCAGCAAAGAAGGAAATGAAGGAAATTAGAGCTTTACCAATGACTATTGAAGTCCGTGAAGTTAATGAGGACGAAGGAAAACGAACAATTTCTGGATCGATAAAATATAACAATGAAAGTGCTGAAATGCGTGATTGGTGGGGCGATACTTTCGTAGAAGAGATTGCTGAAGGGGCTTTTGACGAAAGTTTAAAAGTTCGTGATGTTGTAGGTTTATGGTCTCACGACACATCTCAAGTATTAGGAAATACTAAAAGTAAAACTTTACGAATCGAAAATGACAAGAAAGAATTACGATTCGAATTAGATATTCCTAATACAACTGTTGGGAATGACGCATGGGAATTAATTAAGCGTGGAGATGTTGATGGAGTTTCTTTTGGGATGAAGGTTACAAAAGACAAATGGTCATCGGAAGAACGTGAAAATGGAAAGCTTTATAAGCGTTCGATTTTGAATGCTGAACTATATGAAATATCACCGGTTGCATTCCCTGCATATCCAACGAATGAAGTAAGTGTACGTTCATTGGATGATTTTAAAGCTGGAGAAAAGCGAGTAGCTGATGAGTTTAGGAAAAGAAAATTACAAATCGAACTAGAGCTTATATAAGGCTCTTTTTTTATTGATAAATTTAAGGAGTGATTTGAATGTCAAAAGAATTACGTGAATTATTAGCTAAGTTAGAAGGGAAAAAAGAAGAAGTGCGCTCTCTTATGGGAGAAGATAAAGTGGCAGAAGCAGAACAAATGATGGAAGAAGTACGATCACTTCAGAAAAAGGTTGATTTACAACGTTCATTAGATGAAGCAGAAACGGAAGAACGAAATAACGGACGAGAAGTTGAAACACGCAATGTAGATGGTGAAATGGAATACCGTGATGTATTTATGAAAGCATTGCGTAATAAACCATTAAATGGTGAAGAACGTGAATTTCTTGAGAATGATTTAGAAAAACGCGCAATGTCTGGGTTAACTGGGGAAGATGGAGGGCTTGTTATTCCTCAAGATATTCAAACAAAAATCAATGAATTATCTCGTTCTTTTGATGCACTTGAGCAATATGTAACTGTTGAGCCAGTGCGTACACGTTCAGGATCAAGAGTATTAGAGAAAAATTCAGAAATGATTCCATTTGTTGAAATCACTGAAATGGGCGAAATTCCAGAAACTGATAATCCGAAATTCTCAAATGTACAATATGCTGTGAAGGATAGAGCGGGTATTTTACCGTTATCTCGTTCATTGCTTCAAGATAGTGATCAAAACATCCTAAAGTATGTAATTAACTGGTTAGGCAAAAAATCTAAAGTTACACGTAATGTGTTAATCTTGAACGTAATAGAAAAATTAACAAAGCAAGCGATTAAATCTCTGGATGACATTAAAGATGTATTAAATGTTAAATTAGACCCAGCGATTTCCCCGAATGCAATTTTACTTACAAATCAAGATGGGTTTAATTACTTAGATAAATTAAAAGATAAAGATGGAAAATATATTTTACAGTCAGACCCAACGCAAAAAAATAAAAAACTATTTGCTGGTACTAATCCAGTCGTTGTTGTTTCGAATCGTTTTTTAAAAACAAAAGGAACTACAAATAAAAAAGCGCCACTTATTATCGGTGATTTAAAAGAAACTATTGTATTATTTAAACGCGAAGATATGGAATTAGCTTCTACAGATGTAGGTGGTAAAGCATTTACTCGTAATACATTAGATTTACGTGCAATTCAACGTGATGATGTACAAATGTGGGATAACGAAGCAGCCGTTTATGGAGAAATCGATTTAAGTGCTCCTGTTGAACAACCTCAAGGATAAACAAGGGAGGCATTTGAATGCTTGTTACCTTAGAAGAAGCTAAAGAATGGATTCGAGTGGATGGGGACGATGACCAAACTATCACTATGTTAATTAAAGCAGCTGAATTATATATTTACAAAGCAACTGGCAAAACATTTACTCAAACAAATGAAGATGCTAAGTTGCTTTGTTTATTTCTGGCAGCTGATTGGTATGAAAACCGACTACTTGTAGGTGAGAAAGCCAGTGAAAAAATCAGAGCCATTGTTCAGAGTATGATATTACAGCTCCAATATGCTCCAGAGCCTCAGGAGGAAAGAAAATGAATCCTGCAAAATTAGATAAAAGGCTTACATTTCAAGTAAAAGATGAAAATAAAAAAGGGCCTGACGGTGATCCAATAGATGGCTATAAAGATGCTTTTACCGTATGGGGCTCTTTCGTTTATTTAAAGGGAAGGAAATATTTTGAGGCAGCGGCTGCTAATAGTGAGGTTCAAGGGGAAACAGAAATCAGAAATCGGGATGATGTAAGTGCAGATATGAAAATTAAGTACAAAAACGTGATTTATGATATTGTTTCCGTTATCCCAACTCAAGATCATACTTTATTAATCATGTGGAAACGTGGTGAAATGAATGGCTGATGGTATAGATTTAGATTTATTAGGATTTGATCGTTTAGTTACTGAATTAGATCAAATGGGGTTACGAGGAGAGAAAATTGAAGATAAAGCTCTTGCAGCTGGCGGTGAACCTATTCGTAAAGCCATTGCAGAACGAGCTCCAAGAAGCCCAAGCCCCAAAAAGCGATCTAAAAGTGAACCGTGGCGTACAGGACAACATGGTGCGGATCAGATAAAGGTAACAAAAGCTAAACTTGAAGGTGGAATAAAAACAGTAAAAATTGGTCTTAATAAAGCGGATCGTTCCCCGTGGTTCTATTTGAAGTTCCATGAATGGGGTACATCCAAAATGCCAGCACATCCATTTATAGAGCCTGGTTTTAATGCCTCAAAAGCGGAAGCTGTACGTGCTATGACAGATATTTTAAAGAACGAAATGAGGTTGAATCTGTGATAAATTTAAGGCCTGATATTTTACAAGCTCTTGAGAATGATCAAGAGCTTGTTTCATTGTTGGGTGGAAAACGAATTTATTACCGTAAAGCAAAAAAAGCAGAAGAGTTTCCGCGAATTACGTATTTTGAATTAGATAATAGGCCAGATGGATTTGCAGATAATCAAGAAATTGAAAGTGAAATCTTGTTTCAAATTGATGTTTGGGCGAAGAGCAGTACAACGGCAATCCATCAAAAAGTGAATGAAATTATGAAAAAAATTGGTTTCTCACGATATGCGGTTGCCGATTTATACGAAGATGATACAGAAATCTTTCATTACGCGATGCGATTCGCGAAAGGAGTGGAGTTATAAATGGCTGGAGAAATTATTACAATTAGTTCGACTGTCGGTGTAGATAGTCTTGTTTATGCAAAACTATTAAAAGATGATGCATCAGGTGTTTCATATGCAGATGTAAAGAAGTTAGAAGGGGCAGTAAAGGTTAAAACTTCTAAAAAAGTAGCTTCAGAAATTATGTGGAGTGATAATAAAAAATCAGAGATTGCTGAATCTGACGGAGAAGTGGAAGTTGAAATTGAAGTTCGTGGACTTTCCTTATCAGCGAAAGCAGATATTGAAGGGTATCCAGAAGTTACAGATGGCGTATTAGATGAAAAACGAGAGGGAGAAAAGCCATATTTAGCAATTGGATGGCGCTTTTTAAAGGCCAATGGTAAATACCGTTATGTTTGGTTACTCAAAGGGAAACTTTCGCAAGAGGAAGAAGAAGCTGAAACTAAGAAGGATAAACCAAACTTCCAAACTACAAAACTTAAAGGCTCATTCATTGAACGTGACTTTGATGATAGACCTAAATTTACAGCTGATGCTGACGAACCTACATTCACAAAAGCTATCGGAGACAATTGGTTTAAAAAGGTATACGAGAAGCCTGTAACACAACCACCAACAGGAAAGTAAGAGGGGGCAAAAGCTCTCTCTTTTTATTATTTAAGGAGGAATAAATTATGAAATTAACTTTACGAATCAATAACGAAGAAAAAACTTTTAACTTACCAGCATTCATTCCAGCTCGTTTAATTCGCCAAGCTCCTGAACTTGCAGATATCCCAAATAATCCTGAAGCGGCAGATTTAGATAAGATGGTTCAATATGTAGTACAAGTTTACGGTGAACAGTTTACAGTGGATCAGTATTGGGATGGTGTAGACGCTCGGAAATTTTTATTAACGACAACAAATGTAATTAACGCTCTGGTTAACGAAACCGTAGAGGCAGCGGGTGCGAATCCTGTAACTGATGGAGCAGAAAACCCAAACGTATAGAGGGAGGAGGGTTAACGTTCAGCGAGTTTATGGACGAACTCTACCTCTCTTTATTGCAACAAGGGTACAAACACCATCACATTGATAACGAGATGGATATATGGCATTATTTGAGGCTTAATCGGAAAATGCGTGAAAACGGAAATGAAAATCATGAAGGCTCCAATTCAAATGAAATAGAAGTGCCAGCGGAAAACATTATTTAACGAGGGAGGTGAGACTATGGCGAACGAAATAAATAATCTAGTCGTTAGACTTTCCCTTGATAACGTAAACTTTCGACAAGGTATCTCGAATTCAGGCCGTGCAGTCAGGACGCTGCAGAACGAGTTAAAATCTGTAAGTACAGGAATGGGTGGTTTTGCTAACGCTAGTCAGCAAACGCAAGCGAAATTGAATACCCTTACTCGACTAATTGAAGCTCAGAAAGAAAAAGTTAAGGCATTACGCCAAGCTTATGATCAAAATAAAGCTAAATTAGGAGAAAATGATGCTGCTACTCAGCGGTATGCTGCACAAGTCAATAAAGCTGTCGCTGATTTAAATAGATTCGAAAATGAATTAAAACAAGTAAATCGTCAGGCGCAACAAACGGCACTGGATAAATTAAATAATTCATTGAAATCTTTACAAGCTGAATTTCAGGCGGTTACAACAGGAATGCATGGATATACCAACGCAACTGAACAGACGCGAGCAAAAATTGATGTTCTATCTCGTATGGTAGATAAGCAAAAGGAGAAAATTAGGGAACTTCAGTCAGCGTATAATCGAGCTAAAACTGAAGAAGGGGAAGCAAGTCAGTCAGCGCAACGTTATGCAGAACAAATTCATAGGGCAACCGCTGAATTAAATCGATTTGAACAAGGATTACGACAGTCAAATCATGAACTCGAGCAACAAGGGAATCGACTACTGAATTTTGGAAATCGTATGGAAACACTGGGCAATCATTTGCAAAATGCAGGAAGTCAAATCGGTATTGTCTTTGGTGGAATGACGTATGCAATAGGGCGTGGTTTAAAGTCCGCAATTACAGAATCTATGAATTTTGAACAGCAAATGGCCAATGTTAAAGCAGTATCTGGTTCTACTGGAGAAGAAATGAAAAAATTAAGTGAATTAGCTGTCAACATGGGGGAAACAACAAAGTATTCTTCTGTAGAAGCGGGAAAAGGTATTGAGGAATTAATAAAGGCTGGTGTCAGTTTAACAGATATTATTAACGGAGGTCTATCAGGCGCTCTGAACTTGGCAACTGCTGGGGAGCTAGATTTAGGTGAAGCAGCAGAAATTGCATCAACAGCCTTAAATGCGTTTAAAGCAGACCATCTTTCAGTAGCGGATGCAGCTAACATATTATCAGGTGCAGCAAACGCATCGGCAACAGATGTACGTGAACTGAAATATGGTTTAGCGGCATCGTCAGCAGTAGCAGCAGGGGCTGGAATGACGTTTAAAGATACAGCTACGACTCTTGCAGTATTTGCTCAGAATGGGTTAACATATAGCCCCGTTGCGGAGAGATTCGCAGCGTAAAGGACGTGAATTGCTGGGAAGCTAAGGTTATATAACTATGCTAATCAGCAGCCGAGTCATTTAGGAATAAATGAAGGGTTCAGAGACTAGGGTATGGAGTCCAGAACGGACAGTAAAACCCCACGAGCGCGTCCCATCCTAACGTGTAAGGCGAGGATGATGATATAGTCCGATACTCCAGTGAAAATTGGAGAATATGAGATAAAGAGCTCATATATAACGAATGTAAAAGGTTCTGATGCAGGTACTTCATTAAAAACCATGCTCATGCGTTTAAATCCAACAACAAAAGAAGCATATAACAAAATGAGAGATTTAGGCCTTATAACATACAACGCGCAAGCTGGATATGATTTTCTTGTTAAAAATGGTATACAACCAGCTTCAAGGAGCGTTGGCGATATTGAACAAGCTCTAGAAGGATATGTAATGAAAATAGAAGGTGCGAAAAAGTGGAATGACAAGTGTGATACGACATTCCGTGAATTAGCCACGAGTTCAGCTTTCTTATCATCAAAATTTTATGATCAACAGGGGCATATTCAAAGTTTAGAAAATATTTCAGGGACACTTCATGAATCGATGAAAGGTTTAACAGATCAGCAACGAAGTATGGCTTTAGAAACGTTATTCGGTTCGGATGCCGTACGTGGTGCGACTATTCTCTTTAAAGAAGGAGCAAATGGGGTCAATGAGATGTGGGATGCAATGTCTAAAGTTACGGCTGCTGATGTTGCGAAAACAAAGATTGATACTCTCCAAGGAAGAATTGTTTTATTAGATTCAGCATTTTCTACAATGAAAAAGACAATTGGTGATGCACTTGCTCCTGTAGTTAGCGCTTTTGTTGCTGGTTTACAAAAACTTGTGGATGGATTCAATTCTTTACCTGCTCCTGTACAAAAAGCAATAGCAATTACAGGTGGTATTGTCCTTGCTTTAACAGCTGTAGCTGCTGCGATTGGTGTAGTTTTAGCTGCAGTCGGGATGGTTATGTCAGGAATTGGAGCACTAGCGACATCGTTAGGAATTGCTGGTGGCGCTGCGGGTCTTGCTGGTGCTGCGGTAGGTATGTTAGGAAGTGCATTGGGAGTGCTTCTTGGGCCTGTTGGTTTAATAGCAGCCGCCCTTATTGGAACTGGAGTTGTAGCGTATAAGGCGTATCAAAAAGCAACTGAAGATAGTATTGCTTCAGTTGATCGCTTTGCTACGAATACAGAAGGGAAAGTAAGCGCATCAACTAAGAAAGTTCTTGGCGAGTATTTCAAGTTATCTGATGGTATTAGACAAAAGTTAACTGAAATTAGATTGAATCATGAAGTAATAACTGAAGAACAGTCACAGAAGTTGATTGATCAATATGATAAATTAGCTAATACAATCATTGAAAAAACCAATGCAAGGCAGCAAAAAGAAATTGAAGGACTTAAAAAGTTCTTTGCTGATTCATATGTATTAACTGCTGAAGAAGAGAACAAACGAATTGAACAATTAAATCAGCACTATGAACAAGAAAAGCTAAAAACACAAGAAAAAGAAAATAAAATTAAAGAAATCTTACAAACAGCTGCTAGAGAAAATAGAGAATTAACAACATCCGAACGCATCTCGTTACAAGCATTACAGGATGAAATGGACAGAGTTGCTGTTGAACATATGTCTAAAAATCAAATGGAGCAAAAGGTTATTCTTGAAAATATGCGTGTGCAGGCTAGTGAAATTTCAGCTAGACAGGCAGCGGAAGTTGTAGAGAATAGCGCTAAGGCAAGGGATAAAGTTATTGAAGATGCGAAAAAAACCCGCGACGAAAAAATTGCTGAGGCGATTCGTCAGCGTGATGAAAATAAAACGATTAATGCTGATGAAGCAAACGCAATCATTGCCGAGGCAAAACGTCAGTATGATAGTACAGTTTCTACAGCGCGAGACAAACATAGAGAAATTGTTAGTGAAGCAAAAGCACAAGCTGGTGAACATGCAAATCAGGTGGACTGGGAAACTGGCCAAGTGAAATCGAAATATCAAGTTATGAAAGATGATGTTATTCGGAAAATGAAAGAAATGTGGTCAGATGTTACCAACAAATATGAAGATATGAAAAACTCTGCAAGTAGCAAGGTAGAAGAAATAAAAAATACAGTTTCAAGAAAATTTGAGGAACAGAAAAAAGCTGTTAAAGATAAAATGTCAGAAATAAAACATGACATTGAAGATAAATGGAATACAGTTGAAAAATTCTTCAGCACTATAAATCTACGTTCCATCGGTAAATCTATTATAGAAGGGCTTGAAAAAGGGTTGGATGATGCGACAGGTGGTTTATATAGTAAGGCGAAAAGCATTGCTGGAGAGATTAAAAAGACTATTTCTGGAGCACTAGAAATTAACAGTCCGTCTAAAGTGATGATTCCAGTCGGTAGCGCAGTTCCAGAAGGTGTTGGGGTTGGTATGGATAAAGGGAAACGTTTCGTTGTGGATGCAGCAAAAAATGTAGTCGGAACCGTTAAGAAGCAGATGGGGAATATGCCATCTGTTTTTGATTTTGGATTCCAAACAAATCAATATAGTATCCCGCAAAATACGTTTGGTAATTTTAGCGGATATACGCAACCGCAATTAGCTTACAACAACCCATCTATGGCAAAAACTATATTCCCAGATAGAGCGGGTAGAGAGCAAGAATTGAAATTAACAGTAAACATGACAAATGTTTTAGATGGAAAAGAGCTTGCAAATGGAAGTTACACCTACACTACAAAACTTCAAGATCGTGAACAAAAAAGAAGAGCGGAATTTTAAGGGTGGTGAGCACGTTGGGGAAACTCAGTTTTACTTTTAATAAGATTAGAAAAGATTATATTCAAATGCTAGTTGGAAGAAAACGTCCTTCATGGGCTCCAGTAAAAAGAAGATTAGTAAGAGTCCCTCATCATGCAGGGGCTCTTTTTCTTAATACAGAAACAGAGGAACGTCGTATTGATGTTCCTCTTGTCATTAAAGCGAAAAAAGATATGGCTGATTTACAAAAGGTAAAAGAAGATTTGGCGGATTGGCTATATACAGAGCAACCAGCTGAACTTATTTTTGATGATGAGTTAGACAGGACTTATTTAGCATTAATTGATGGTTCTGTCGATTTGGATGAAATAGTCAATAGAGGTAGAGGAGTTATTACTTTTGTTTGTCCAATGCCGTATAAACTAGGTAAACAAAATACTCATACATTCACTCAAAACTGGTCCACTGAAATCACTACTTCTTTCGTCAATCAAGGTAATGTAGAAGCGCCTCCAATTATTGAGATTGAGGCCAAGAAACCGAGTACATTTTTAGATGTATGGTTTGGAGAGTATCCATATAATCGCGACTATTTCAGAATCGGTTATCCTTTGAAAACTGAACAACTACCTGTTGAAAGAAATCAAAGGCTTATATGGGATGAAATGGCTACTACTGTAGGTTGGAGTAAAGTAAGTGCAATGGAAGATGGCAACCCAGTCGGTGAAATGAAATCAGACGGTTATCAATTTTATTGTTCTAATTATGGTACAGGATCAGGGAAAGGGTGGAATGGTGCAGCTGTTAAAAAAAATATACCTAATGGGCCTGTACAAGACTTTATTATGCAGGCTTATGTTACATGTAAAAGTAAACGAATCAATGAGATGGGCCGAGTGGAAATAGCGATATTAGATGAAAACAGTAAAGTGCTTTCGAAAATAGCTATGACTGATGTGTTTTGGCAAGCTGAACAAAACTTTGGAACAATGGTAATCGGTTATGACAATAAACCAGGAAGAAGAAGTTTAATTCATGAAAGTGGAGATTATCCAAACACTTGGAATCAATATAAAGGGCGGTTGTGGATAGCTAGAACAGGAAATGTATGGGAAGCGTATATTTCGAAATTCCTTCCGGGGACGGAAAAAGATGATTCAGAACGATTTGTGCGGTGGACGGATGAAAATAACTATCACATGGAAAAAGCAGCACAAATCCAGATTAGTATTATGCAATGGCAAGATGTACCGCCAGTAGAAGCAATGACCGTTTCAGATTTGAAGTTCTGGAAAGTGAATTTAAATACTCAAAATAATCCGCCTTACATTTTTGACACAGGAGACAAAATCATAATTGATACAGAAAAAAGTCTTGTAACAATTAACGGTAAAAATGCGATTAATTTAAAAGACATTTTTAGTAATTTTCCAACTGTAATACGTGGTGAGAATCGTATTGATATAATGCCACCAGACGTTAAAGCAACTGTTAGTTATAGGGAGAGATACAGATGAGAACGCCAAGTGGGATTTTGCATGTTGTGGATTTCAAAACAGATCAAATCGTTGCAGCTATTCAGCCAAATGACTATTGGGATGATAATAGGCGTTGGGAACTAAAAAACAATGTTGATATGCTGGATTTCACTGTTTTTGATGGAACTACTCATTCAGCTACACTACAACAACAAAATCTTGTTCTAAAAGAAGTTCGTGATGGAAGAATCGTACCATATGTCATTACAGAAACAGAGAAGAATTCAGACAAACGATCCATTACCACATACGCTTCAGGAGCTTGGGTTCAAATTGCTAAATCAGGCATTATAAAACCACAAAGGATAGAAGGCAAAACAGTAAACGAATTTATTGATATGGCTCTTGTAGGTATGAAATGGAAACGTGGGAAAACAGATTATGCGGGTTTTCATACTATGACCATTGATGAATTTATGGATCCGTTAACTTTTTTAAAGAAAATAGCTTCCTTGTTCAAATTAGAAATTCAATACCGTGTTGAGGTCCAAGGGTCACAAATAGTTGGATGGTATGTTGATATGATTCAAAGGCTTGGCCGAGACACTGGTAAAGAAATAGAGTTAGGTAAAGATTTGATAGGTGTTACACGTATTGAACATTCAAGAGATATTTGTACAGCGTTAGTCGGATTTGTAAAAGGCGAAGGCGATAGTGTAATTACAATTGAAAGTATTAACAGGGGACTTCCGTATATTGTTGATAATGATGCATTTCAACGATGGAACGAACGAGGTAAGCATAAGTTTGGTTTTTACACGCCAGAAACAGAAGAGTTAAATATGACGCCACAACGTTTAATGACGTTAATGGAAATAGAACTGAAAAAACGTATTAATTCTTCCGTTTCGTATGAAGTAGAGGCACAATCAATCGGTCGCATTTTCGGACTAACACACGAACTAATCAATGAAGGAGATACAATCCGAATCAAAGATACAGGCTTCACACCTAAGCTATATCTTGAAGCGCGTGTTATTGCTGGTGACGAATCATTCACTGATCCTGCACAAGACAAATACGAATTTGGGGATTATAGAGAGATAGTAGACCCAAACGAGGAATTACGAAAGATTTACAATCGAATCCTTAGTAAATTCGGCGAGAAACAAGAAATGCTGGATCAGTTAGATAAATTAGTGAAAGATGCAAATGAAACAGCTAGTAATGCTAAGAAAGAATCCGAAGCAGCGAAAACATTGGCTGAAAAAGTTCAAGAGAATCTTAAAAATAACACGGTAGAAATAATTGAAGCTAAGAATCCACCGACAACAGGGCTTAAACCTTATAAGACACTTTGGCGTGATATTAGTAACGGAAAGCCCGGCATTTTAAAAATATGGACAGGTACAGCTTGGGAATCAGTTGTTCCTGATCCAGAAACTATCAAGAAAGAAACAATAGAGCAGGTAAATAAAGATATTGAATCAACAAAAACAGAATTAAACAAGAAGGTTCAAGAAGCACAAAATCAAGCGACAGGACAATTCAACGAAGTGCAGGAAGGTTTACAAGGTGTCAACCGCACAATTTCTAATATCGAAAATAAACAAGGTGAAATTGATAAGAAAGTAACTAAGTTCGAACAGGATTCTAATGGATTTAAAACTTCTATTGAATCGTTAACAAAAAAAGATACTGATATCAGCAATAAATTAAATACAGTCGAACAAACTGTAGAAGGTACAAAGAAGACTATTTCTGATGTACAGCAAACAACAAGTGAACTAAAGAAAACAACTACTGAAATAGAAGAAAAAGCTGGGAAAATCAGTGAGAAGTTAACGAGTGTAGAAACAAAGGTTAATAGTGATAAAGCTGGTGGACGTAACCTTGTATTAAAATCAAATGTTAAATATGAAAAAGCAGACTATCTAATCAATCAATATTCTCTAACTGAAAATTTCTTTGCGGGTGAGGAATATACCTTTGTAATTAAAGGGAGTGTCCCACAGGGGCAGAAATTTGGAATTTGGCAGAATGGCGGGTCTAGTAATGTTGGATATGCAACAAGTGTTTATGCTAATGGAATAACGTATGTAACCTTCAAAGCTGTTGCAACTACAAGTGGAAATGAACGAAAGTTAAGCTTATATAACTATCCGAGTAGTACTACGAAATCTATTGTGGAATGGGTTGCCTTGTATAAAGGGAATAAGCCGCAGGATTGGACACCAGCGCCCGAAGATCAGGTAACCACCGATGAATTCACCAAGAAAACCACTGAAATTACAAAAAGTGTAGAGGGTATCAAAGAAACAATAACAAAAGTAGAAAATAATCAAAGTGGATTTGAGAATCGTGTTGCTACTGTAGAAAAAGATGCAACTTCCATTAAACAAAATGTCTCTTTAATACAAAATACGCAGACAGAACAAGGAAAACAATTACAAGAGGCGAAAGCTGGCTGGGAAAATACTGCGAAAGCACTTGAAGGTAAAGTTGAGATTAAGCAAGTTGAAGATTATGTTGCCGGATTTAAGATACCTGAGTTGAAGCAAACAGTTAATCAAAATAAGCAAGATTTATTAGATGAATTATCTCATAAGCTTGCAACTGAACAATTTAACCAAAAGATGACTTTAATCGATAACCGTTTCACTATCAATGAACAGGGTATCAATGCTGCAGCAAAAAAGACAGAAGTATATACAATAGAACAAGCAAATGGACAATTTGCAAAAGATTCTTACGTAAGAGATATGGAAACCCGTCTTCAGTTAACCGAAAAGGGCGTTAGTATATCTGTAAAAGAAAATGATGTAATCGCAGCATTCAATATGAGTAAAGAAAACATTACTTTGAATGCGAATAGAATTAACTTAAAAGGTTTTATTACAGCGAGCCATATTAAAGGACAAGTTTTAGAAGGAGTAACACTTAAAACGAGCGGAAACAGGTTTGTTGAAATAAATAAGCAAGACATGAAGATTTTCGATTCGGATAAGCCACGTGGCTATATAGGATTTATGGAAACAAATGATGGGAGTATTCAACCTTCACTCGTGCTTGGTTCTGACAATATTAAATACAGGGGTACAGGATCGTTTTATATTTATCAAGTCATGCCGCGAATTAATGGAGTCGATCAACCTTCTAAAGCGTATGCAAAATTTGGGGTTTCTAAAGGAGAAAATGCAGAAGGAACTAATATTTGGTCAAATTATATTCAAATGCAGAATGACGGTGGACATCTGAGCGTATATTCAGATGGACAATTTCGTTTTAAAAACTTGAATGATATTATTTTTGAATCTGAAGGATGGGCTCCAGGATATGGTTACTTCTTTGTAACTACAACTGAACCGCATGTTTTTACAAATAACTGGGGCCAGTTTACTTTCAAAAGAAAAGGCAGTGACTATAAAATACATTTCGTAAACGGCGCCACCGATCATGATTTAATCATGGGTAATGCGATGATAAGGTCAAGCATTGTACAAGGTTATAACAATGGCTTGCAGATTAAAGATATGATGGGTCAGGGATGGAAAGATATAGAGTTAAGAACATTACGAGCGCAAGAGAATATTAGTGCTGCTGGTCAAATGTGGGCGAAAGCATTTAACCCTACGTCAGCTAGAAATATGAAAGAAAACATAAAAGATATCTCTTTCTCAGCTCTTGAGAAAATCATGAATTTAACTATTAAACAATACAACTTTAAAGATGATATGTATGATCTGTATCAAATGCGTATGAACAAGCCGGAAGAACAAACAGAACCATATACAACGAGAGGTATCGAAACCTATTTCGGCATGATTGCAGACGATACTGAAGATATATTTACAGATAAAGAGAAGCGAGCCATTAATCTATATAATACTGTCTCTATTTTCATTGCAGCTTTTCAACAACAGTATCATGAATTTATCCAGTTAACAGAACAGGTTAAAAAGAATACCGAAGAGTTAAATGTAGTTAAAAAAGAAAATATACAATTAAAAGAGCAGGTTAATATACTTACAATTAACGTGTCCACATTAACTGATTTAGTTCAAAAATTAATAAACGAGAAACCAGAGCAGCAGTTATAAGCTGGTCTTTTTTTATTGCCTAAAAAGGGGTGATCAAAGTGGAAGGGTTACAAGATGTGAGGAACGATGTTCAAGAAATAAAGCAAGATATCAAGGACATTCGTTTGGAAATGAAAAGTTTAGAAATTCGAACGACAGGTAACGAAAAAGACATTATTAATATCAATAAACAATTAGATAAAATCAGTGCCAATACAACTTGGATTCTACGTTTAATTGTTGGGGGAATTATTGGAGCCGTTCTCACTTTCTTATTGAAAGGAGGTGGTATGTAATGGTTAGTTTTGCTGTAATAATTGGTGTTGTTGTTGGGCTATCACAGATTGTAAAAACAATCGGGTTACAAACAAAATATGTTCCGTTATTGAATTTAACGCTTGGCATTGTGCTAGGCGTTTTGTTTTTGGGCGGAGACATCAAAACAAATGTATTTCAAGGAATCATCATCGGACTGTCAGCAAGTGGACTGTTTGACCACACAAAGATTATGAAAAAGGATGCTGATGTAAAATGAAAAAGACATTAAAACACATTTCTTCTATAGTTCTTACAGCTATTCTAGCGTTATCCATTACAACAAGTGCTTTTGCTGACAGAATATTAATCATTCCTGATTTACCGAAGCAAGGATATAGAAATGGAGTAGGAGCGTATGAAGGTGTAGTTGCACATAGTACAGCGACTCCAGAAGCTCCAGCGATCAATATCCAACGTTATGAAACACGTACTTGGAGAAGTGCATTTGTACATTATGCAGTTGACTGGAATGAAGTCATTCAAATTGCAGATACACGTTATATCGCGTATGGTGCTGGGCCAGCTGCTAACGCACGTTTTGTACACGTTGAACTTTGTGAGACTTCAGATTATAGCAAGTTTAAGCAAAGCTATGACAAGTATGTAAAATTATTAGCAAAAATTTTACGTGATCGTGGACTTTCAGTAGAAAAAGGACTATGGACACATGATGATGTAAGGAAATATCTTGGCGGGACCACTCACACTGATCCACTGGATTACCTAAAAAAACATGGTATATCTGAAGCTCAATTCCGAGCAGATGTAAAACGTGCATATAATAACACGGGTATTTCTATTCCTGAACAACCTTCTAAACCAGCGGAAAAACCAACAGCCAATGTAGAAGGTGTAGCTTACATTGAAGGATATAATGTAAATTTACGCAAAGGCCCCGATGCAAGCTATTCTGTTATTCGTCAATTAAATAAACCAGAGGCTTATAAAGTTTGGGGAGAAAAGGACGGATGGCTAAATTTAGGTGGAGATCAGTGGATAAAATATAATCCATCGTATATCCGATTTGAAAAGAAAGAAGCTGTAAGTTCAGTTGCTGGAAAACGTGTAGTGTCGAAAGTGAATAATCTCAGATTTTACAGCACTCCATCGTGGGAAGATAAGAATGTCGCAGGTACTGTAGATACGGGATTAGGCTTTACAATTGATGCAACAGTAACGGTAAATGGTTCCTCACAATACAAAGTGCACAATAGTAAAGGCACAACATACTATATCACAGCAAGTGAAGCCTATGTGTATGTGAAGTAAAAAGAGGGATTCCCAACTTATTGGGAATCCCTCTTTTTTTATTGTTTCCATTCAATCAGAGTACGTTTATTACATCTATGACAAATAAACGCTTCAGCTTTATGTACAACAGGTTGTTTTTTACTACAGTTAGGACATTTTACAAGTTGTTTTCCCATTGCTTTATACATGAAAATAACTGAGAAAAATGCTAATCCGATAGCAGGTAAAATTCCGATGATAGTAAAGAATAATGCTACTGAAACAAGTAACCCTAATATACCGATTGAGAAGTATATAAATCTTTTTAATTGATTACCTGTAGAACTCTTCTTTTCTTGTAATTCGATAATGAAAGTCTCTCCATCTGCAGTCTTTCTCAATTCCACAAAATCCCCTCCATATAATAAATAAGCTATGCTAATTAAAATAATATGAGAAGTGAAGTTTCATTTCTTATGTAAGCTCTTTTGAAACAACGGTACTGTTTGAATAAATTTTATTTACTTGTTCTTTGTTATATCCGTACAGGAGAGTTTCTCTATCATCGATGAATAAGCAAGTTCCTACATTAAATCCTCTGCATCCAGCCATAAATTTTGGAAGTTTAGGAATAAATCCAACTGCTTCAATATCCATCAAAATAAAGCGTACTGGAATTGCTTTTTTATTTTGCTGTACACCTTTTAACATATGACTCATAAATGAAAAAATTTGACTTCCCATATCTGGAATGAAGTCTTCTTGCTGCTGATCATAGTCTGTATACGTGAAATAAACAATAGTTTTACGCTTTAATAGTTGCAATAAATCTTGTTTAGAATTTGAATGCAAGTCTGTATAGGGAAGTAATAGTATTTCAAAGTCTTGATTATATTTTTGAGCAGATGTTTTTTGATACATAATTCCCTTGTAATCCAGTACAAATAAAGATTCTTCCTCAAAATTTTTGATGAAATCTTCAACTTCAACTAGTCCCTCTTCGGGGTGATAATAACCTTCGATTATTGTGTTCAATGTCTTAAATGGTGGTTTATTCATGGGGAGCACTCCTCTTCTTCGATCCATATATCTTCAATTTTCATATCAAGAGCTTTTGCTATGCGCATAGCGACTCGTAGTGTTGGTTCACTTTTCCCTCTAACTATCATACTTAATGTTTGATCTGTTATACCAGCTCTTTTTGCTAATGCAGATTGTTTAATCATTCTATCTGCTAAAATCGTTTTTAATTTACACTCCATAAAATCCCCCCCTTTAAAACATTCAATCAATTTTTTGAAAAACCTTTTGATTTTTTTGTTGTTGGACAAACAAGTTTTTGTTTTCTAGTTCATATACCTATATTACTTCCACTTGGAAGACCACAAGGAAGAAGAGACAACAAGAGAGGGAGAGGTCTATATGCGTTGGCAATATAACCATTTAAACACAACTCCATATCTACATCCTTCAAAAGAGTTACGATCTATGTACAACGAATCAAGATCAAGAGCAGAAACTGAATCAATTTTAAATCACATGAGAAACCATAAAGTTTTTAATAACAAAGAGTACAAAGGGTATTTTAATTTATCGCAGGTAGTGGAGGAAGATTTATATGGTGAGGAAGAAGATGTTTTAAATTGGGAGATTCTAATGGATTGTTATGATGTTGTCCTTACAAGAAAAGGTATAGCATTTCGTGAAAAGGAAGAGGAGGAATAATCATGACACTTGCAGGAGAAGCGGTAGTTATTTGGACTGCAACAGGATTATCTGTAGTCGCTATGAAAATAGCTGAAAAAATGGGGAAAAGTGTTCCACATTGGCTTCCACGTGTCACCTTGTACACAACACTTACAGGCTCGTTTCTATACCTTCTACGTTATGTTCTCGTTTTGTTTCTATGAAGGAATGCGATGTGGAAACTTTTTATTCCTTATGTCATAAGGAGTATAGCATGTATGCACGTATTCCTTGAAACAGGGATATATACCCTCTATAAGAGGGATATAAGGAGTGATTTTATGCTGGAGTTGTTATCAGTACCACTCGCAGGTTTAATTTTCGCCATAGTTGGCGAAAGGCTTAAAGGAAGAGAGAGTGATCGAAAGAAAATACAAGTTTTTTTTGAAGTAAGCGGAATTGCGATACGTAGAGAGGACAAATTACAGTATCCAGTTTTTCTTGAACAAAAAGAGGATGATCGAAGTACAACTTATATATATCGGTTGCCTGTAGGAATGCCAAGTAAAATTATTCAGAAGGTTGAGGATGTTGTCTCTGAAGGGTTAAGTAAACCTGTCCGAATTGATTATGATAATTACAAGTTAAATATTCGTGTGTTTCATAGAGATATACCGAAAAAATGGTCATGGTCTAAAGAATTGGTGACAGAAGGAAGCTGGTGTGTTCCAATGGGCCAAAGTTTAGAAAAACTTATTTATCATGATTTTGATAAAACACCACATATGACATTAGGTGGGCTCACACGAATGGGTAAAACAGTATTTTTAAAGAATGTAGTTACCTCTCTTACTTTAGCGCAACCAGAATATATTAATTTATATATTATCGATTTAAAAGGCGGTTTGGAGTTTGGCCCATATAAGGATTTGAAACAAATAGTCTCCATTGCTGAAAAGCCCACAGAAGCTTTTATGATATTAAGTAATATTCTTGAAAAGATGGAAGAGAAAATGAAATACATGAAAGACAGACATTATACAAACGTTGTAGAAACAAATATTAAAGAGCGTTATTTCATTATAGTAGATGAAGGAGCTGAACTTTGCCCAGATAAAAGTATGAAAAAAGAACAACAAAAGTTATTGGGAGCGTGTCAACAAATGCTCTCTCATATAGCACGCATAGGTGGTGCTTTAGGGTTTAGATTGATTTTTTGTACACAGTACCCGACAGGGGATACATTACCACGCCAAGTGAAACAAAATAGTGATGCGAAATTAGGATTTAGATTGCCGACTCAAACAGCTTCAGGTGTTGTTATAGATGAACCGGGATTAGAATCAATAAAAAGCATTCCTGGACGTGCAATTTTTAAAACGGATAGGCTCACCGAAATACAAGTTCCTTACATTAGTAATGAAATGATGTGGAATCATTTAAAACAATATGAGGTGGAGAAACATGAGGATGCAAACGCATATGCAAATCAACCGTCAAATGGCGATACTTGCGACGATTAGAAAGCTACAGTTTGCAACGAGAAGGCATTTAATGAGTGTTCATGAAATGGGCGGAATAAGAAATGCAAATCGAATCATGAAAGATTTATCTACTTATACAAGTAAGGTAGTTTACAATAAAGAGTATGTATATTATTTAAACCAAACAGGACATAAGTTGTTCGGTGAAGGGAAAGTTGTTCATCATGGTAAAGTTGCACACGCTATTTTACGTAATGAGGCTTGGTTACATTTATTTTGTCCGGATGATTGGCAAGTAGAAACTGAAATTAAATATATAAAAGATAATAAAAAGAAAAAGATAATCCCAGATGTAAAATTTCGTGATGAGGAAAGGATACTTCATGCTGTAGAAATAGATCGTACTCAGAAAATGATAGTAAACGATGAAAAATTAAAAAAATATGAAGAGTTAACGCAGATTTATAAACAGAAGCATAACGGGAAAATGCCGGTTATTCATTTCTTTACAATCACAAAATACAGAGAAAAGAAATTAGAACAACTGGCAAATAAATATAATGTGTTTGTAAAAGTATATGTAATTGCTGCTACTTAATGATGAAAAAAGAGCTGATCATTTTCGAATGATTAGCTCTTTTTTATGTATTGTATTACGTCGTCTATTTTGTAAATTTTATTAATTCCTTTTTCTGCAGCAATGGCATTTAAAGCATCAATGATAGCTTCAAGCGAATCAAAACGAACAGCATTAGCATTACCATTCACTAAATCACTAATCGTGTTGTATCTTACTTGGGATTCTGTAGATAATTTATTTTTAGTGATCCCCAATTCATCTAAAGAATTTCCGAGTGTGAATTTCATTTTATTCTCCTCCGCAGCACTGGTTATCTTGTACTCATTTTACAACATCAATCGAAATTAGTAAAACTTTTTTCGTTCAACTATTGACGTTGAATAATTAGAGAGTTATAATTCAACTTAAATAGTTGAACTAATTTAGTTTAACTTAAAAGGAGGAACAATTATGAATCGAGTAAATGATTATTTTGGTTTAGAAAGTAAATCAGATTGCATTTGGTTTTATGGTTTCTTCAGTATATCTACGATTTTATTTTTAATCGATATGATTATTGCTCTTATATAAGGAGGGAAGAAAATGCTTAGCTCAGCAAACTATACGCAATATAAAAAATTACAATCATTCCGATCAGTAGAAGAGATGAATGGAGCGATTTGTTCTTTTTTATACAAACATACACATGAATTATCCGAATCAGCAATAAAAGTATTGAAATTTCTAGCAAGGCATTCTTGTAAAATCCCAGGTGTCTCTTTCTTGAAGGTAGGGACAATTGCGGAGGCATTAAATATAAGTGATCGAACTGTTCGCAGGGTACTAAAAGTATTAGAGGATTTTGAAGTAGTAACTAGACATAAAACAATTCGAACGGAAGGAAAATTACGTGGAGGGAACGGACATAACGTCTATGTCCTTCTAAAAAAATATAGTGTCACACCGAATGTCCTACCGAAAATGTCACAGCGACAAGATGAAGAAAACCTTACAGAATCAAAGGTTTCAGATACAAGAACGGACAAGGAAGCTAAACTTTCTGAATCACACCCTCTAGAAGAATTAAAAAACGAATTAAACGTAAAAGAACCGTCAGCAAGGGAATCTAAAGAAATCGAATTAGAGGATCTAGATGAAACTTTTACACCAGAAAATGTACTAAGCCAATTCAGAGATGTGGTAGCTCCATTCTTCAAATCAGCAGATAAAATTTATAAATTGTATCATCGAGTATTAATAGCTTATAAACGTTCAAAAATAGACAAGCCTATTGAACAAGTGATAAATCAAGCCATTCAAGCATTCAAAGAAACTGTCTTCGCAGAAAAAGCAAATAAAATTAGAAGTACTTTTGAAGGTTATTTTTATAGAATTGTTGAAAGTAAATTTGTAATGGAGAGAAGGAAAGAATGTCGAGGATTATTGTTCGATTGGTTAAATGAATAATATAAAATTGCCCACAGGGAAAAATATATATATAATTTAATTATCATATTCTTAGTAAATAAGTGGGTGAAAATTTTGAAATACGCTGTTTATGTACGAGTTTCAACGGATAGAGATGAGCAAGTTTCATCTGTTGAAAATCAGATTGATATTTGTCGATATTGGTTAGAAAAAAACGGATATGAGTGGGATCCAAATGCAGTATATTTTGACGATGGTATTTCTGGTACAGCTTGGTTAGAACGTCATGCGATGCAACTAATATTAGAAAAAGCAAGACGAAATGAATTGGATACAGTCGTATTTAAATCTATACACCGTTTAGCAAGGGATCTAAGGGATGCCTTAGAAATTAAAGAAATTCTAATAGGTCATGGGATACGCTTGGTTACAATTGAAGAAAATTACGATAGTTTATATGAAGGTGGCAATGATATTAAATTCGAAATGTTTGCCATGTTTGCTGCACAATTACCTAAAACTATATCTGTATCTGTTTCTGCTGCAATGCAAGCTAAAGCAAGAAGAGGCGAGTTTATTGGAAAACCGGGATTAGGATACGATGTAATTGACAAGAAACTTGTTATCAATGAAAAGGAAGCTGAAATTGTAAGGGAAATTTTTGATTTATCCTATAAAGGCTATGGATTTAAGAAAATAGCGAATATCCTAAACGATAAAGGCACATATACGAAGTTTGGCCAGTTATGGTCGCATACAACTGTAGGGAAGATTTTAAAGAACCAGACGTATAAAGGGAATTTGGTCTTAAATAGTTATAAAACAGTAAAAGTAGATGGAAAGAAGAAAAGAGTTTACACTCCGAAAGAGAGATTAACAATTATAGAAGACCATTATCCAGCAATTGTATCAAAAGAATTATGGAATGCGGTAAATAGCGATAGGGCAAGTAAAAAGAAAACAAAACAAGATACAAGAAATGAATTTAGAGGAATGATGTTTTGTAAACATTGTGGTGAGCCAATTACAGCTAAGTATTCAGGTAGATACGCAAAAGGAAGTAAAAAAGAGTGGGTATATATGAAATGCAGTAATTATATTAGATTCAATCGCTGCGTTAACTTTGACCCGGCTCATTATGATGATATAAGAGAGGCGATTATCTATGGATTGAAGCAGCAAGAAAAAGAACTAGAGATACATTTCAATCCAAAAATGCATCAAAAAAGAAATGATAAATCTACAGAAATTAAGAAGCAAATTAAGTTGTTAAAAGTGAAAAAAGAGAAGTTGATTGATTTATACGTAGAAGGATTAATCGATAAAGAAATGTTTTCGAAGCGGGATCTTAATTTCGAGAATGAAATTAAAGAGCAAGAGTTGGCATTACTTAAATTAACAGATCAGAATAAGAGAAATAAAGAAGAGAAAAAAATTAAAGAAGCTTTTTCAATGCTCGATGAAGAAAAAGATATGCATGAGGTTTTTAAAACTTTAATAAAGAAAATCACACTTAGTAAGGATAAGTATATCGACATCGAATATACATTTTCTTTATAG